TCTATTTTTCTAGGAATAATTTTTTCTGCACCTTCCATTAGTTGCTACCTCCATAAAGTCTTTCAGCAAATTGTTCTAATTTAGATTTTTTATTTTTATTTTTGTTTTTGTTTGCTTTATTTGCATTATGTTGATCAACCATGTTTTTAAAATTTTTTTTAAACTCAGGCGATTTTTTGGCATAATCTGGATTCGTGTAAGTCATAAAGTTCCTATGCTAAATAAGTTGAGGTATTAGCAACAGGTGTTGCCTTTATCGCAGGTTTGGGTTGGGTTTCGTACAAACCTTTGGCTTGATCTTTTGTTTTGTCAATAGGATCAATTCCCATTGCACATATTTGTAGTTCTACATTTTGTTCAACACCATCTTTTTCTTTGCTTTCCCTAACAGTCTTAACATAAGCAATAGCTTTAATCATCATTTCGCTACCTGCTTCTGGTAACTTTTCTATTCCTAACTTTTCTAGTTCTTCCCTACCAAGAGATATACACAAACCGTAGCTATACATTGGTTCGTCAAACATTTCATTGCTATCTATAGGTTGTGGGTCTTTTTTAAGATCAATTAAATCCATTTATACCTCCAATGGTGATGGTGAATTGTAACCACTAAATTGATTCATCATGTCCATCATAGATGGCTCTCCAGTTTTGCTGTTATTTAATTTAGTTGCATTTTCTACAGCACGTTGTTGTGCTTCTTGTTGTGCCATTGCTTGCTGTTGTTCCGCTCTTGCTTGACGTATCTTGGCTACTCGCTCACCTGCAACTATAAGTTTAGGATCTACACCTAACATATCGGCATATCCATCAGCCCATGCGTCAGAATCAAATTTATCTAAAACATCAGGTTTCATCTGGGCAACCATACCCATATTATTAACGTACCTATCAACACTATTTGTACCAATTGCACGTTGTGCTTGTGCCAACATAGAAACAAATTCTACGTTTAATTCCATGCCCTGTAACTCTTCTGGAGCAGGTGGTACTAGTCCAGTTTCAAGCATTCTGTTAAACGTATTATCAATTAATGGATCTAATAATTCATTATGTAATCGTTCCAGTACTGGACCTAACATTAATAATTTTTCTTCATGTCGTTCTGCTACTTCTGTTGCAGTCATCCTTGTATCAGTAGCATTAGCTAACATAAGGAACAAATCAGCATAAAAACTACCATTAATACGCTGCCTTACGTCCTGTATATCTGCTAATAAATGATTTAAATTTAGGTTTACGTTAAATGCAGTTTCAATTTTGCCTTGTTGTCCATCAATAAACGTAACCCCACCCGGAAGACTGTCCACATCACGGTTTTTCATGTAGCTAGGTACTTGCAATGGTGGTTTTGTTTGGTAATCAATGCCTTGTGCCTTGCGTAATTGTTCATGTTGTAACTGTTTTACGTCACCTAATGCTTCCATTCCCGGTGAATTACCATAAATATCACCACCAGAAATGCCCCATCTAGGTACAACAGCAGGGAATTCTTTATATCCACTCTCTCTTAGTACTTGTTCGCCATCACCACCTATCTCAAAGTAACAAGACTTGTATGCCATGTTCATATTGTCCTTCTTTTTAAAGTCACGCTCTCTATCATCCCTTGGTTCTATCGCATGAACTAACGTAATCCATTGGTCTAGTGAACCTCTGTCAAACAGATTCTTAACAGACGTTGAACATTTGTTATATCCAAATTCTCTTACTACTTCTCCTACCGTCTTCTGGAATTCTCTATACAAAGTATTAACTCTGCCTTGATAATCCGTAGCAATTGCATATTCTCCTATCGTTACAGGGTAATGATGGATAGCTGTTTTAGGATCTGGCAATATAATCGAACCTGCCGTACCAAATGCTCCCAATTCTTCATAAATACCATGCAATGTTCGGTATGTATTGGACTTTTGAAACACCAATTGCATACGTTCTGTTACATCATTTAGCCATAACTTGACAGGTGTATATCTATTTAACTCTGGGTCAGCCGTTCCAAGTCTAAACCAAGGTCTTGCAGGGCTTGTTGCACCTGCCATCATACCTGCACCTAATGTTCTTAATGCTCTTGTACCAGTATTGTCGTATATCGAGTTATGTCTTCTATGACCTTTATTTCTATCTTGCTGAAAATAACGTCCATTCCTTGGCAATAGATATGTAGTGACTTCTTGCCAATGTGACCACCATGTAGCTCTTTCAGATCTAAGGTGACCCCACCTAGTTAACAGGTCAGCACGTTTTGTTTTCATTGATTAACCACCAAGTAATGTGTTACCGCCTAAATTTAAACTACCAGAGTCTACACCTTGTACTCCAGTAAGTAATGTACCGGCAGGGCCAGCCATTGCTGCCTGTTCTTCTTTCTTAGTTAATGCACTTACATCTGCTCTCTTTCTATTTGCTTTATTCATTTCAATATCAGCACGATCACCTGCTTCTTTCGCTCTATCTTTAGCATCTTGATTAGCTTGTCGTTGCAATGCTAACTGTTTCTTTTGCTGTTTTTTTTGTTGGTTACTTGCATATATCTGCGATCCAACAGTAGCTGCTCCTACAATAACTGCTGATACAATCATTTTTTAAATCTCCCTAGAATACATGATTTCTTGTACACCATACTTTAATTTTGGTAGCAGTTTTGCTAGAGCGGTGTTTTCTTTAGCGTGCCATAACATCAGTTTGCAACCTGCAAGTTTTGCATGGTCTTCTGTAACTTTCAATAAACGTAATCCTAATCGTCCACCCCTATATTCTTTTTTGACAAACAAAACGTCATTTTGGGCAACTCTTAGATCAGCATAATGAAAATGATGCATGATGATATTCATAGAATAACCAATACAAACATCGCTTTGCATTGCTAGATAAATAAATAAGAACCCATTCTGGTCAACCGATTCATACATCGGCCAGTTTGGTTTTAGCTTCATCACTTGTTTGTTGCGAGCAATCTCTTCGTAATGCTCCTCAAACAATGGTTCTGCTAATACTTTAAATTCATCTAACGTGCAGAGTCTGATGGTTGTTTTAGGTACTCTACTTTCGTTTACAGTAGCTGTATCATCAGTACTTACGGTCACACTCGTCATAAGGGATAATTAGTAACACAATCAAATATTATATGCACTCTATCTGTCATGCCAACATTGTGAGCCGTATGTAATTTCTTATGGTTAAACCACCAAACCTCACCTACTTCAAACTTTTGCTCCTGATCTCCGCAAGTTTGGCTACACCATTGGTTAGATTTAAGTACAAGATGAAATCTTTGGTAGTGATCTGCATACGTTCCTTGATCATTGTGTTTGGTCACATGACCACTAGGCTTAAGATTGACAATAAGTAGCCTACCCATGTCTTTAACCCCTAGTTTTTCTAGGATTGGTTGCATCAAGGGCACTAATGCATCTTTCAAGTACTCCATGCATGGGTAATCGTATGATCCTGTATCCCATAAAACGTAATACAAACTCATCTTTAGTGGTCCTCTAACATATATACACTCGGTATCTTTATGTGGTGAGTTAGTGCATTTTTGCCTTGTCTCTATCTCTTTCCATAACTCAGGTTTACCGTCCAACAATTGGAGTAATGGGTCTACATCTAGACCTTCTGCTATACGAACAAAATTACAGCACTTTGTATGGGTCATATTCCTCCTTACCTGTAGATACTTTACGTCTTTTGATGTATATATCCTCCATTTCTTTTTTGGCTACTGGAAGGGCAAAGGTTAAGGCTAGTGCATCAGCTAAATCTGGTGACCCTGCTCCCTGCAATCTCTTCTTTATCTGATCCTTAGACTCAAGCACTCTTCTGCCTACATTGTCGTACCAATATATCGGTGTAGCTAACTCTTGTTTAAGGTCTACATCGTTAGGTATTGCACCTCCTTCTTCTATCCATTGTTTCATTAACCACCACATCTCAGTCCTACGGTTGATGTACTGTTCTGGTTTGGTTGCCTTACCTCCAAATGGTATTTCTATAACGTCATATGACAACTGCCTTAGTCTGTCGATTACTCCACTACCTGCACCTGCATCACAAAAGACTGCATCAGGGTTATGTTCCTCTATTAGGTTGGCTACTCTTGCTGCTAGATCCATGTTATCTATACCTCGATAGACAATAGGTTTGAAGCCTTGCTTTCCCTGCCTACGAAATACTACAGAACGGTCATCACCGAACCGTGCCGGATCAATTCCAAGGATTATAGGAGACATTTTTACATGGTCTGATTGGTATGTTCTTTTGGCTGCATCTTCGGTATCTGCTAGAGCTATAAGTTGGTCATCTCCTTGTGCTGCAAAGTCACATAAATACTCTCTTGCGAAACTAGTCTCACTCATATCACGCTTGAGACGTGTTACCTCATTGGGGTGTAGGGAATCAGTATCGTAAACCGTGAATCTTGCTGCTGCCCATTCGTCCTCATCAATAGCTTTGTAATACAACTCAGAAAACAAGTTGATACCAGAGGGAGTTCCTATAAAAATAGACCAGCCTAGACGGTCACTCAACGCTGGTTGAACGATATCTGTCCATAACTCATTCTTCAACTGGGCTACTTCATCCATTACAATTCCGTCTAATCGCAGTCCTCGCATGGCATCTGGGTTGTCACCACCAAACAATCTAATGATTGCTCCATTATGTTTAAACCTTACCGATAGTTCACCCTCATTGATGTCTATAACTGAGTTCCTACGTAATGGTTCTATCTTTTGTTTTAACCTAGCCCATGCAATCGCTTTTGCCTGTCTCAGGAACGGTGCAACATAAACAAACATGCCCAGCTCTTTGTCTGTCTTCATCGCTTTATCTATAAGTTCCATAATCGCCAACTCGCTCTTACCCGCACGTCTGTGAAGTGCTAGGACTCTGAACCTTTCTTTCTTTAAATGTGCCTCCTTCTGCCATTTTCGAGGCGTGTAATCAAGACTTATATTGCTCATCCTTGCGGAACACCTGTCGAGATAGTCAGGTTAATATCTCCCTTTGCAGCAACGTCCACTCTATCGCCATAACGAGATGGAAACCATTTAGATAAAAGCTTTAACGCAACGTCAGATTTTGCTTTCTGTAAAGCCACCCAGCCCGGATCTATGCGTGGATTATCTCCCCCTATCATCTCAGGAGTTTCGCTCATTATTTCCATAATAGAATCAGCAATCATATCTGATCCAACCTCGCGCGCACGCACGAAGCGTTCATTAAATTCTTTATCTTTATTAAGCCAATTATAAATAGTAGTAAAAGCAGGTTTATTTTTTTGCCGACAATACGAGCGCAAAGTATTACCAGAAGAAATCCAGAATAAAACTTCTTCAACAATTTTAGAATCAGGAATAGAAATAGGTCTACCTAACTTTGATTGTTTTGAACCTGTCAGGATAATCTGCTCTTCTTTCATAACGGCAAATTTTAGCGATTGTATGTTTATTTAGGTTAAAAATTTTAGACAAAGTAGAGTAACCGATTTGGTAATCCTCATGTAGATCTCGTAAGGCATCTACAACAACATCAGAAATTCTAGGATTATGATTGTGATGATCAGAACCTATTCTGTAACCCTTTTCATTAACACCTACAACAATAGTTTTTTGTACTGGAGCAAGTGTCATTAAAAAAATAAATAAAATTACTCATAATATAGAGAAATAAAGAGAATATCGCAACATCTAAAATTAATTACTTGACATATGGTGCATTAACTGCAACACTATAAGAGTAATATAATTTACTTTTATTATCATGTACACAACAGAGTGGAACACAACCGAAGAGATCGACAGCGAGTTTGCAACTTGGAAAGATTGCCATACTGGTACTTTTCACAGAATACAGAACCGCACTAAAGCCGAAGCAAAGAGAGCTTTTATAGTTTTCTCTAGTCTTAACCTTGGGAATGACTTTAGAGACATTCAACCAAAACTAAAAAGACATTTTATTGATTTATTTATGGCTTCTGGTACTGATTGCACATTAGGCAAAAGAGCTATCAAGTCAGGTCAAAAAGAAAGTGCTGAAATAGTTGAATACTATACAGGCTACATTGACTAATCCAAAACCAATTGTTCACTAACTAATTTCTATTAACTACAACAATGACATTTACAGCAAAAAAACCAGCAGTTAAAATCGAAGACCAAATTTTAGCTGACTTCATGCAATTACTAGATTCAGATAAGCTTGATGCTTGCTGGTCTAAGCCTTGGACTAATACTCAGTCTAAAGGTCAACATAATTTCCTTACTGGTAATTCATATACAGGTGCAAATCCAATCATCCTCCAGATGTACATGACTCTTAGAGGTCAAACACTTCCTATGTGG